CGCGCGCGCCACCGCCTCGGCCATGTTTGTCGCGAGCCGGTGAGCGGACGCATCGACACTCGCCATGCTTTCTCCCGCGACGTGGATCGCGCCTGTCACCGCGCCGAGCCGCAGCGCGCCCTCCGCGAGCGCGGGCGCTATCTGGTTCGCAACGGCAACCAACCGCTCCATCGGGGCGATCGCTCGCGCCATGGCGCTCGCTCTTGTGCCGAACGGGCGGGAACCCGCGCCGACGTCACGGGATTTCATTGGTCATTCCCTGCCGTTCGCCAAACCGCCGCCGGCCGCGCTTCTGCCCGCGCCCGCCCGCAACAGCGCAGCGTCGCCTCTCACGAGCCCGAGCCCTGCCAAGCCGCGTAGGTTTCGATCACCGCGCGCCAGCTCTCGATCTCGTACATGTCCATCGCGTCGAGGTCCGCCGGACGGAACCCCATCGCAATCATCTCGCCAAGCGCCGCCGGGCTTAAGCTCCCGCCGGCGCGGCCGGAGAAGGGCGCGGCTTTCGCACCTCCTCGAGAAGCATCTCGGCGTCTTCGGCATCGATCTCGTCCATTCCTTCCATCGTGATCGGCTTGCCCTCGATCCTCCCGGTGCGCGCGATGAGCGCGTAGAGGTATCGCGTGCCGTCGAACGGCTGGCCGACAGCGGCGAGCGCCAACCGCACGTCCTTGCCCGTGCTTCTCCGGAACTGCACCTTCTTCCCGCTCGGCAAAGCGAATTCCTCGCCCCAGCCCTCGCCGGCGACCGCCCCCTCAGGCACTTCGATCCTGATCCCGCTCACGCGCTCGCCTCCGCTCGCAAATCCGCCATGTCGCTTTCCAGCGCCGCCCAATCCACGGTCGCCGCGTTGCCGCCCTCCGTGACGAAGTCGCGGCTCAACAGCCCATACGCCTCGCTCGCGTACGCGGCCCAAAACTTCCACGTGATCCGTTTCAACGCGCCCCAGGTCACGCACACCACGCCCCATGGCGCGTACCCGACGATCGGCACGGCGTGTCCGCCCCACGACCCGGGCGCGTAGTCGCCGGTGAGCGCGCCCGGCGCGTCCCACACATCCATGCTCCGTGCCGCGATCGGCAGCTCGAGCCCCGCATACACCACGCCGAGCCATGCCACGCCGGCGCGCACCTCCGCTTCCTGCGTCGGATCGACAGCGCAAAATCCGGTGAGCACGTCCTCAACGCCGCCCGTCGAGAACCCAGCTCCGGTCCATCGCGCGAGCACGTCTGCCTCGACCGCACCCTGGTCCGTCTGCGGCTCGCCCGGCACGTAGCCGAACGCCTCATAGCCGGCCAGCACTTCTTCGTCGGTCATCACGCGCATCCGGCTCGCTTCCGCGGTCCAGAGCTGTACGGCATGGCCCACCGCGGCGATCGTGCAATCGCCGAGCGTGTCGTTCTTCAGCATCGGCCAACTCGCCACCGCGCCGCTGCGATCGCATGCGCTCGGCACCGACGGCAGGATCTTCGCCGGCGCGAGCGCCAGATAGCGCCCGATCGGCCTGAGTCCGGCAATCGGCCGCGCCGGCCGCTTGCCGAGCTTCATTCCCGAATGATCGTCCACCGGCTCAAGCCCTCGGCGGCAACACCTTCGGTGCCGGGATTGGCACCGGAGGAGGCACGGGCGCGCCCAACTTCACGCTCAGCGTCGGAGCAGCCGACGTCGCGGGCGCCGCAGCGAGCCCCGCCACCAGAGCGTCGATCACGGCCATCCCGGCGTCGATCGCCGTCTTCGTCACCGGGTCGATCGGCATCACCGCGAGCACCGCCGCGATGTCCTGGCTCACCGTCTCGGCGGTCTGTGCGGCGTTCTCGTTCGCCTGCGCCGCCTCGAACGAGCTCACCGCCGCCTGAGCGTCGTTCAGCACGTTCTCGACCGCCTGCGCCTCCGCCGGCGTCGTGGTCGAGGCTCCGGTGTAGATCGAGGCGCCCGCCTCAAGCGCGGTCAGGATGGCGGCAGCCTCAGCCTGTGCACCGGAAAGCGTCACCACGGGAGCCGTGCCGGACTGCGCGCAACCGCCCAGCAACGCGAGAGCCGCGACGCCTGCCAGCATCGTCTTCAGCATCACTTCGCCCCCTTGAGATCGTTCGCCGCCTTAATCGCGTCGGCCACGAGCTGCTCGATATCCGCCTTGGCCATGCTGTCGTCCGGCAGAACCAGCGCCACGATCGCGCCGACCGCCATCGGCAGCGCCGCCTGCCAGCTGAGCTGCCCCTGCAGCACCGCAACGGCGGTACCGAGCATCCCCGCCAACGCCGCTTGATTGAGCGGCGTCTTGAAAAAAGCGCAGATCTTGCTCACGAATTCCCTCCTACAGCATCGTCGCCGCCTGAAAGGCGAGCGCGGCGCAGCGCCGCGACCAGCCCAGCCCGAACGTGTTCCAATCGGACTCGTCGCCGAGGGCTGCGATGCGCTGGGCCAGCACCTCGGCGCACAAATCAGCTTCCGTGCCTTGCCACGCCTTCACCGCCGCGAGCGTGGCCGGCCCGATCGTGCCGTCCGTGGTCGTGCCCACCACCACCTGCAACCATGTCGCGGACTGCGACACGCCGGAATTCACCGCCGCATCGAACACGATGACCGCGAGAGCCGGCGGCAGCGCATCCCCTTCGATCGGAGTCCAGTAATCCCGCGCATAAAGGACCTGCGCTTCATCGACCGTGAGATCGGCGATATCCATTGTCGGATAAGCCGCCGCGGAAATGCCAAATTTCGTCCCGTTGCATTGGCCCGAGCCCACGGCGCCACCGGTCCAGTTGCCGGGATCGCCGGGATCGTCGCTATAGTCTCCCTCGACTCCCACCACCCAGCTGAACGCCGTCTCGAACGCCGCCGTGCTCACCGCAGCTGCTCCGTATTTTCATGGTTCCCTCGCCGAATCGCCGGCAGGGACATGCTTCGGCGGCAGCGCCGGCGCAGGTGCGGCGTAGAACATCGGACTGCCCGTCGGGGGACTGCCTGCCGAGGCACTCCCCCTCGGGCGCTCTCCCGTCCGCGGCGCGCGACCTTGACGCAGGTGTACGTCCGTCCCGTTTCGCTTCGCTTGCTCAGCCGCCCGAACCAGCGCCGCCGCGTCGTCCTCCTGCCACGGAAGCTGCAAGGCGATCGGCACGCGCCCGCCCGGCACCACCAGCCACACATAGATCGCGCGCGGTTCGTCGAAGACGAACGCCGCCACAGTTCCCGCCGGGACACCGATCAGCGGAAGGTCTGCGTCGAGTATGGGCCGCGGCCACCCGAGGCTCGCCCACCACAAAACCGCGAGTGCCGCGACCAGGCAGCAGAATGCGCCAGCCCGCAGCCACGCGGCCTGACCCCAGAGCGACACTGCGCCGACGACGACCGCCACCGCGGCGAACGATGCCGGTAACAGTGCGTGCGCCGCGACCATCACCTTTTCCCGTAGAGCGGCATCGGCAGTTCGTTCACGCTCCCCGGCACCAGCCGGCCGCGCCCGTCCAGCGTGAAGCGCCAGACCGTCACCTGCTGCCCCTCGCGGGTCAGATCGACCCGCCGGCTCAGCACCGTCCGCACGCCCCCGCCGTCGATCCGCATCACGGTCACCGTGACGTCGACCGGGAACGCATCGTCGTAGCTCCGGTAAAGCATCGCATCGACGATCCACTCCCCCGCGGGCATGCCTCTGCACACCACCATCTCCTCGTTCCGGCTCTCGGGGTCGAGCGCGCGCCCAAGATCGTCGCGGAGCAAATTGCAGTCCGTGTCGGCCATATGCGAAAATCCGACCGGCGCGTCGCCCGGCGCCTCGACCCACAAATCCATGTCGCTGTCCGAGGCGCGGTCCCACCGCATCTGGATCACAAGCGAGCCCTGCGTCACGCCCGCCTGCGTGGCCTTCGTCGCTGCGATCAGCGCGAGCGCGGCCATCGCCATGAACGCCACCAGCAGAGCGATCAGCAGATCCCGATACGCCCACTCGAAGCCAGCGGACGCTCCGCTATGTCGGCTCGCCACCGCACCACCAGATCAGCTCGCGCAGCCACGCCATCAGCACCACGCCCGCGATGTTGGGTGAGATCGCAAAGGCGAGATTTCGGAACACCTCTGCCATCGCCGCGGGCGTGAGATCGCGCAGACCATCGACCGCGAGCAGCATCCCAAGCCCGGTGCAACCGAGCGCCCACATCGGCACGCCGTTCGCGATATGGCGCGCGGTCTCCCAACGTCCCCGGAACGCGGCCGCGAACCCAACCGCCGCGTACGCCGCAAGTCCCGCAAGCATGGCCGTTTCCTCGGCCCCAAGCGCCGGCACCGCCGCAAAGAGCCCCGCTCGCCACGCCGCCGCGCCGAGCGCCAGAACCATCACGTTCACGATGACGAAGCAGGGCCGGGCGGCCGCCTCCTGCCGGGCTCTGGCCGCCTGCTCGCAGTCAATCCTCGGCTCGCGGCCCGCGTTCGGTCTCATTGCGTCGGCACCGCATCGATCGCCGCTCCGCCGGCCGCGAGCACGCACGCAATCGCCTCGCCATCCCCATCGCGGCCGATCGCGAGTAGCGTCCACGTCTTGCCGCTCGGCTCGCGTGTCACCATTACCGAGGTGCCGCCGCCCGCATTCCCGATCCAGAATGGCCGCTCGCCGTAGTGCCGCGCGAGCGTTGGCAGCGCCTCGGCAGCCGGCGCGCACTGGCCCAGCGCCTCGGCGTTGCTCATCACCGGAACCGGCCCGCCCGCGAGCGCCGGCGGCACCAGGCCCGCCAGCAGCACGGCCACGATCGCGCTTCGCCTCACGGCCAATTCCTTCCCGCCATCCGCACCGCCTCGTAGGCGCTTGCGAGAATGCCGAGCGCGGCGCCGATGTGGAGCGCCAGCCAAAGCGCGCCGCGCCCCATATGGGCCATGCTCGAAAGCCTCTCCATCGCCACCCGGATCGCCGCGATATCTTCGCGAACCTGCTGCATCTGCGCCTCCAGCGTCGCCAGACGCTCCATCTCCGGCCGATGTTCGGCCACCGGCCGACGGTCCCCGGCCGCGCGAGCCTCCTCCTCCGCCGGACTCATCCGCCGATGTTCGTGCGGAACTGCGCGAGCTGGTCGACGCCGTTCACGAAAAACTGGTTCGAGAACGCATCGAACAGATAGACCTGCGTCCCGCCCACGCTCAGGTCCACGTGATAGACGGTGATCACCGTTTTGTAGGAGATGTTCTCCTGCGCCTTGAACGGCACCATCCCGGGATCCTTGGTCACTCCCGTCACGTTGTAGATCACCGGGAGGTCGCTCGTTTCTCCGGATGCGCTCAGGACCTGCAGGTCGGCCATCGCCGAGAATTGCTGCATCCCGGTCGAGCTCACGAGCAGGCCGATCGTCGCCTGGTCGAAGCTCGACCAGGTGATGTCGGCCTCCATCTTGTCCCAGCCCACCGGCACCTCGAGCCGCGCCGCCATGCCGAGACCCTTGTAGTCCTGCATGACGCGCTTCGGTTGCGGCACGGTGAACTCGCCCGCGCGCCCGAGCAGGCTGTTGCCGTCAAGATAGACGTTGCAATTCCAAAGCGAATTGATCACCAGGCTTGTCATTGCGCGTTATCTCCTCAGGCGCTCGCTGCCGTCGTCGTCGTGCTCACCGGCCCGAGCGTGTTGAGCAGCGCGGTGTTGACGGAGACATTGAATGTGATCTCCTCCGCCGGCGGCGGCGGCATCAGGCTGAGATCGAAGGTGAGCTGCCCCCCCGCGAGCTGCACGGCCAGGTTCTCCGCCGGATTGTACGTGCAGCTTCCGCCGATCAGCGCGCCACGCTGAACCAGCGTCGCCAGGAAGCCGTTCACCGTCTGCAGGATCGAGTTGATCAGGCCGTTCGTGATCGGCTGATCGAGGAACTGCATCATCGCAAGCTGCACGCTCTGCTCGATCACATCCATCGTCCGCCGGATCGAGATGAACACCCTCGGGTCGGTATAGCTCGGGAAGGCCGCCGAACGGTTTCCCCAGGTGCGAAGCCCGGTCCCGAACCCGTTGAACACGGTGAGGATGCCCGCGGCGTTCAGGTTGTTGGTGTCGCTGTTCGGATCGAACGCGCTCGAATACATCGAAATGTCCGGCCCGACGATCCCCTGGATCTGCACGTTGCTCGGGCTGAACCAGTAGCCGTTCGCGATATCCTGCGCTGCCGTCACGCCCGCCACCCATTGCGAATAGGGGCTGTCCGCATTGGCATTGTAGAGCTGATTGATGACCAGCCCCTGGTTGTTGAGCGTGTTCCCCGTCGGGACGATGCCGGTGTCGTAGAAAATCTCCTGGGGAAAGCAGAGCACGGCGCGATAGCTCGACGTGTCGAAGGCCTGCCCGGCCGTGCCGCGGTTCGCGATCGCCGCCGCGACACTGGTGCTCGGCGCCGTATCGAGAAAGGCCATGGCCTGGATGGTGCCGGCGAGCGTGGTGAGCGCCGAGGCGGTCTCCTCGTCCTGCGAATAGCCCGGGGCGATCAGCAGCTTCGCGAACAGCCCCATCGACTGGAACGTTGTCAGCAGAGCCTGCATGCCGCTGTACGCGCCGTCCGTCACTGCGCCGATGATGTCGGCGTCAACAACCTTGCTCGGATCGGCATAGGCGTAGCCGATCGTCACGCTTAGGCCGTTCGCGATCGCCCCGCCGGTCACCGCGTAAATGAAGCCATTCACATAATCGACGGTATAATCGACGCTCTCGACGTAGCCGGTCAGCCCGGCATTGGTCCAAACCACGCTTCCGTCCGTCACCGTCGCGCCCACGGTCTGGCTCCAGCTCGCCGGCTGCGTCGCGCCCGTCGTCCCCGCCGTCGTGCAGCGGAACACGTAGCCGCCCACGTTGCCGACGGTCGGCTTGATGAGGGCGCCCACCGTCTCCGCTGCGCTCGCGGCCCAGCTCGCCGGCGCCGTCGTCGGCGCCACCGTCACAGTCGAGATGAGAGTGCCGCTGTTCGGCAGCCCGGGCCCCACCAGCCCCATCTGCCCGAGATTGACCACCTGCGTCCCCGAGGCCGGCATGTTGAAGACCGCCGGCGCCACGGTCGTCTGATGGATCGCCGGATCGAACACATTGACGACGATCACCGAGCCCGCGCCCTGCGCCTGGATCGCCGCAAGCGCGTAGGGAATCGTATAGCCCCTAAGGAGCGGTCCGAACTGGCTCGCGGCTAAGCTCGATCCCACCAGCGTCGGCGTGTTCGGGCTCGGCGGCAGTACCGCGGCGCTCGCCGCCACCATCCACTGCGGCGCCGATCCGATCAGCCCGATGACGGCGGAATTTACCACGGTCACCGGCACGGGGCCTGAACTGACCTCGGTGACCTCGATGCCGTGCAGAAAGTTCGCAGCCATGCGCTTTCATCGCCCGGCGTTGCCGCCGGCCGTTCCCTTAGCCCCAGGGGCCGTGTTCAGTTGCTCGGAAAGGTCGGCGCGTCGCCGCCCGTCGAAACCGCCGTTACCGAATCGGCTGGGGCCCACGCGATGTGAACCTGATCGCTCGCCCCAATCGCCCCGCCGGCCAACGCCGTCACCACCCCCGTCGTGCCGTCAGAGGTCCAGTCTACGAATTCCTGATAGAGCACGAGCCCGTTGCTGGCGGCGACCGCCCCCACGACAACCGGCGCGGGCCCGGGCAGCGTCAGCATCCCGCCCGCGAACGTGTAAAGCCCGCTCACGACGGGCCGCCCGTTGGCAAGGTCCACCGCATCGACATTCGAGAGCGGATCGACATACGGCGCCGCATCCCACGATCCGTATTGCGGCCCTGCGCCCACCACCATCCGTTGCCGCGCGCTTGCCAGCGCCGCCGCGTACATCTGCGCTTTCACCAAGTTGGCCAGCGCATAGGCGGGCCCGGTCTTGAGCTTCAGCGTCGGCACCTCGAGCCGCATGTCATAGAGCCACACGCGGCCCTCGGAATCCTGCTCGGCAAACTGTTCCTGCACGAAATAGGCGTTGCGGCACCCGCCCGCCCGAAACCC